AGTCAGTAAAGTTCAAGGTAATCCAACTAGCAGATACTTTGGGCGTGACGGGATTATTACTATCAAAACAGGATTCACAAATGCGGCAGGGTTTTGCATAACTATGCTAGTTTATGAACACGAAAAACTTTACAATATTACAGTACTAGGAGCTAGGTCTAGTAAAGAAAGGCAACTCATTGTCGAGAGAAGCCTAAAAACAATTTATAACGCATAAAGTACGTATATTATAAATATGGCATAAATACGATTACTATGCTAACATTCATCAAAGATTTATCAAATGCCTTATTAGACTTTATCAAAGATGACCCTGTACGCCCTGAAATTTCAAAAGACTTTAGAGTAAGCAATGGTAGAATGGTAGCTGCACTAGTTGAAGAAGAAAAACCAGAAGCAATGGTATGTGTTAGCTTTCATGATTTTGTTCCTGAGAATGTAAATGACTTGAATACTACTCATGTAGTTCCTACTACAGCTGTATTTTATACAATATGGAGTTACAAGGCAGGTAAAGGTAAAGAGTTATTGATTCAAGCTGTAAAAGAAATACAAAAACAACACCCAACGGTAACTAGGTTCGTAACATTAAGTCCTAAAACAGAAACTGCACGTAGATTTCATCTTAGAAATGGTGCTATTGTTTTCAGAGAAAACATAGACACGACTAATTATGAATATACTAAACCACAAGATATCCCTGATAACACATAAATAATGTGTGGATATCAGATATTTTTACAAAAATAATCAACATAGTTATAAACATGAGTCTATTATTACCTATTTTGGTAATGCAATAGCTCAGGTTATAGAATTGCCTCCTATATTAGAAGTTTGCTTATATGATTTAGGACCTGAAGTCTATGGTGGAATTGACATGTATACGATTAATCGTATAGGTCTTAACTATGATTTATCTTTTGAGGATTTACCTAAAATCCTCACACATGAACTTATTCATGTCAATCAAAAACACACAAAATTACTAGAATTTAGGTCCAATCGTCATTACTATTGGAGAGGTATTCCCTATACAAACAAAACCCCTGACCAACTTACACATGAAGAATATCAAAATTTACCATGGGAAATTGACGTAAAAGAACGTCAGTCTAAAGTATTACAAATGGCCTTGGATCTTTTGAGTAAAGATGTGTTGTAAAAAACACACATTTTAGCCAAAATTTGACAATAATCTTGTTCCGTGCTATAATTCATTTATGAATAGAAAAAAGCGTACGGACCGTAATCACATTATCTACTGTATCACTAATACTGAAACAGGTGAGCAATATGTTGGATTAACTGCTGTGAGCACCACAGTAAAAAGATCCTTATATGTCCGTATTCGCAAACATATTCAACGAGCAAAAACAGAGTCAAAAAACTGGGGCCTATGCGAAAGTATTCGCAATTATGGTACAGAGTCATTCAATTACGGTGTAATTGAAATTATTCGTGGTAAGGCAGAAGCCCATAAACGAGAAACTGAACTAATTAAAACTTACAATCCTGCCCTCAACACATTCAAATAATATGAAATATTTTATTGGCTTTCTTTTCGGAACTTTATTCTGGGCAACTGTACTATATACAATTAAGATACCTGAGTGTATAATCGTCTATGATCTACCTGAATTACTAGATCAAAAAGTAGAACCTGTTAAACCAGTACCGATGACATAAGGAATAAAAAATGGTAACTATCGTAAAACACGAATGGCATCAATGTGATGTCCAATATGCAATTGAACTTGACGAAGATTTGTTGAGTGAAATTTATCCAGACCATGATGAAGATGCCATCACAGGCATGCTCAAGCAAATAGAAGAAGGTGATATTGACATTGAAGATGTCATCAATGAGGCATGGGATAATGATGTAGAAATTGAATGGGACCACCAACAAGATAACATGTGGACCATGAGTAAAGGTGGTTACGAAGTTACATACGAATTGGGTGATGAAGATAGCTGGGTAGAACCTACTAAAGAACCAGAACCAACACACAAGTGTACAAAGTGTCGTTGGACAGGACAGAGTTATAATACACTTACACAATATTTGCGTGAAGATGGTAGTGTAATTGAAGATTACTATAACTCGGATGAAGAATCAGATAATACTAAAGACGTATGTCCTATGTGTGATAGTGATGTAGAATTGACAGAGGTAGGTATTGTTGAAGAAAAAGAACGTAATGAGCGTATGGCACGTTGGGCAAAAGAAGAAGAGGAAGAAAACTTAGAAGGTGATCCTTGCTATAGCTGTGATAAAGTTGTAGCACAAGAAGACTTGATTGAAATGGATGGTCAGTATATATGCCCACATTGCGGTGAGGGTTGGGTCGATATGGATAACCGTGAAGATGAGGTAGATATTACTCAAAGAACAAAAGAATTAGAAGAGGCATTAGAAGAACTTAAACGTGAATTTGAATCATTATCTGAAGACGAGGATGAAGATGAGGAAGACGGTGAAGAAGTACACTGGCCTTTCCCAATTGATAAACCAAATGAACTTAAACCAACAGTAAAATGGCCTTTTGAAAATGCAATTGAAGTAGATGATGAAGAAGAATTTCTAGAGGATTTATCAGTATTGCAAAAACCTATAGAAGCTGATCCAGAAGAAACTTTACCAAATTACCCAGCTGGTGAATATACTATTCGTGTCTGGGGTCGTACACGTGAGATTGGTGTAGGTACAATCACTAAAGCACAATATGATTATTGGAGTAGTGATGACCGTAGCTACGGTGATCTAGATGATGCACTTAATGAGAACTATGACTATGAGGAAGAAGGTACTCCCGAAGATGCACAGTTTACTATGCCTTATTATGAGTACCAAGACGTTAAGAGCATTTGGGGATTTGATGAAGATGATACCTCAATGACGATTACCAACCAAGATGGTGTAGAAATCTATGAAGGTGATGTAGCAAGTTTTATTCAAGATGCTCATGGTTATGGTAGTATTACATCATATGACATGACTGAAGAAACTGATGAAATGTATCCTCAATACTTAGGTAAAGGTACATTTGTTGTTTGGACACAAGGTGGCAAAGGTAGTTGTATTCAAACTACTATTACTATTGAAGAAGGTGAAGAGTTTGATCCTCGCAAGTTCGGTTACAAAACAAACGACATTGAAGGTAGTAGTATCATTACAAGATTAGTCTATGACGGTGAAGAACTTGATGATGAGGGTATGGATGACGATAACTGGCGTGGTCAGTGGAGTGAATTTAATGTATACGAGAACCTCGAATGACAGATGAATACAATTTGGTTGGGAAGAGTTATACCTTCCCTGACGGTAATACCATCAAAGTTATACAAATCAAAATGCGTGATTATGATTTAACCGCACGAGTTGAACCTTTTGTAACATTTTTAGTAACATCTGGGCCCGGTATTCCTAAAAAAGAGGTTATGCGTCAACATGATTTTCTTGCTAATTTTGGTCATTTATTTGGTATAACTGATCCACCTATTAGACCATCTAGATAAATATTCTATGTTCAAAAAAATCTTTTCTTTCAGTAATATGACATTATTGGTAGCATTGGGTCTTAGTACCATTGCTGCCTGGTATAGTATCATTGGTTTAACTGCTATCTTTGCCGGTGCAGTTATTCCTGTCGTTATCATGGGTAGTGCATTAGAAATTGCTAAAGTTACTACAACCGTTTGGTTGCGTAAATATTGGCATTATGCAAGCCTTATTACTAAAATCTATCTAGTACCTGCAATTGTTATACTTGCATTGATTACGAGTATGGGTATATTTGGCTTCTTGTCAAAAGCACACATGGATCAAGGAATGATCAGTGGTGATGTACTTGATAAAATTGCATTGTATGATGAAAAAATTAAAACTGAGAAAGAAAACATAGATGCAAATCGCAAAGCTCTCAAACAGATGGATGACGCAGTGGACCAAGTTATGGGTCGTAGTGAAGACGAAAAAGGGGCGGATAAAGCCGTCGCAATACGAAGAGCCCAGCAGAAAGAACGTAGTCGCCTTACTCAAGAGATTGGCGAATCGCAGAAACGCATCGCTAACCTTAATGAAGAAAGAGCGCCTATTGCTAAGGAGGTACGAAAGGTCGAGGCAGAAGTTGGACCAATCAAATACATTGCAGCCTTCATCTATGGAGACAATCCAGATCAAAACATCTTAGAACGAGCAGTACGCTGGGTTATCATATTACTTGTGATTGTGTTTGATCCGCTTGCTATTATGTTGGTGCTAGCCGCAAATCAAAGTAAAGATTGGGATAAAGAGTTAGAAGAACGTGAACAAGAAATTCCTGAAGTAATTAAAGAACAGGAAGAATTATACGATGAAGTATTTCCTACTATACAAGAACT